GATGACACCGAAGCGGCGGGGCTTCAGGACGAAACGTTCGCAGGAACGATATGCGCGTTGGCCGTTCCTCCTGCGGTTATCGCGCTGTCCGAAGAGATAAAGCAGTGGGAGGATTCATACGGTGAATCGGTCAAAGGCCCGTACCAGAGTGAAGAGGTAATCGGTGTTTACAGCTACACCAAAGCCACAGCCACCGGCAGAAACGGAAACGCAGAGCCGGTCACATGGCAGACACAGTTCGCATCTCAACTGGACAGATGGAGGAAGGTGGCATTTTGAATCTCATTGAAAGTATGATGCAAGATTGCTGCATCCTCAATCACATCCGGGAAGATGACCCATTCGGCAGCACCGTGGATTACTGGGAAGATGGAGCTACCTTTCAGGCGGCGATTATCAAGGACAGCACAACAGAAGCCACCGTAGCCGAAAGACAGGGCATCAAAGAGATATTCACCGTTGTTACCCGAAAGGGTTTCCCGTTGGAATATCACGATGTTTTCCGGCGGCTTTCTGATCAGCAGCTATTCAGGGTTACCAGCAATAGAAAAGACTCAGAAGCACCGCAGGCAAGCACTGTAGGCATTGCTAAAGTAACGGCTGAAAAGTGGGTGCTCACAAATGCGTAATACAGCGCAGACCCTCAAGACTTTTTTCGGCGGTTTTGACTTGCCCGCCTATACTCTTGACAGCGTGCCGGAAACGGTAGAGCTTCCTTATGTGGTTTATCCGCTTATTGAACCGCACTGGCGGGAGCAGAGCAATTTCTATTGCCGGGTTTACTATCCCAAGAACCGGCTCGGAGAACTGCTTGCCAAAGCAGACCAGATCAAGGCTGCTATTGGAGAAAAAAAATCCTTTGATCAGCCGGGATGGCACCTGGTTCTCCAGCCCACCAACTACGATGAGGTTGGTACAGACGATTTTTCCCAATACGTGCACATCGGCATGGTTATAAACGCTTATCATATGCCGGGCCAGTGACCCGGAGAAGGGAGAAAACATGATCAAACTCAAATTGCAGCAGTTTGCAGCACCGGGTTCCACAACGCCTTTACGCAATGAAACGTTTGACAATTTGCAGCTCAATGCAGGTATTTTCCTAAAGAATTTTACCTACGACAGCTACACAGATGCCGATGCCCTCAAGACTGCAATCACAGCGGCGGTAACCAGCGGCACAAACCTGCTGGGAGCCACCCGTGGCGGGGGCAATTTCACCGTTACCAGAGAAATGCGGGAGCCGGATGTGGACGGCAGACGCTATCGCTTCAAAGGCGGCAACTTTGTGGATTCCGTAGACGCTTATCTCAGCACTACCGTTGTTGAGGTCACCCCGGAAAACTTCTCCGCTCTTTTGGGCGGTACGGCTACAACTACCGGCAAGAAAACCACAATCCATATGGAAACGGCGCTGGATGACAGCGATTATCTTACCAATATCTGCTGGGTCGGCGATCTTGCGGACGGTCGGCTGGTGCTCATCTGCCTGAAAAATGCGCTGAATACCGCTGATTTTACACTCACCTTCAGCGATAAAAGCGAAGGTACTCTGGCGGTGGAGCTGCACGCCTGTCAGGATCAGGTCAATGACTATGACGAAGCACCTTTCGAGGTTGTTTTCTTTGATAAGGCAGCATAAAGCCTGAAACGGGGCGAGGGAACTTCCCCGCCCCAATTACTTTTGTGAGGAGGACAAGAGTAAATGAAGATTTCAGAGATGACCAACGAACAGGCAGCGGAAACCCTTATCAGGCTTTCTGTGCCTTTCGGCAATATCTGCGAAGATCAGCAGGCCGTGGAGCTTATTGACAAGTATCTGGGAATGAATGGACGCCCGAACATACAGAAACTCGGCAGAATGTTTTCCCCTGTTGTTACTTTCGCATTCAAGACCCACAAGGCCGATCTTTACGAGATCGTTGGTGCACTGACCTTCCGCAAGGCTTCTGAGGTTGCGAAGGCTCAATTTCTGGATACCGTAAAGGTTCTGCGGGAAAGTTATGATGAGGTGCTCAAAAGTTTTTTTACATCATCCGTGGAGCAGATCAAAGACTCCGCAGGAAAACAGTCAGCTACCTCGTCCGATACGGCTACCATGGCATAAATGCGCTGGTCAGCCTGCTTGCAGAAGATAAAGAGCAGGAGATTTTCCAGACATACCTCTGTCAGAGTATCTGGGCTATTGACCGCTTATTCCATATGCGCATGGGGTTTGAACACAATATGCCCCAATATGTTGATCTCATTCACCCGGAACTCAAGCCGCAGAAGCTTACAAAAGAGCAGATTATTCAAAGAACACTGGAATTGTTGAGGTGATTCGATGGCAACGGCAGGCACACTTGAATACCTCATTTCTGTAGATCAAAGTCAATTATCAGGCGGTTTATCCGGGGCCGAAGGTAAAGTAAAAGGCTTCGGAAATAAGATTTCCTCGTGGGCTGTCGCAAAGGGTCAGATGCTCGGCAATCTGGCCACAAAAGCAGGTCAGGCCGCTTTTAATTTTGTCAAAGGCTCAGTACAGGAAAGCATGGGCTTTGATAAAGCCATGTCACAGGTGGCGGCTACGCTCGGCAAAAGTACAAGCGAAATTCAGGAGCTTTCAGACTTCGCCCGTAAAATGGGATCGGAGACCGCCTTTACCGCTACGGAAGCTGCGGAAGCACTCAATTACATGGCACTGGCAGGATATGATTCTGAAAAGTCCATGCGTATGCTGCCTACGGTGCTCAACCTTGCAGCAGCGGGTAATATGGGCCTTGCTACCGCTTCCGATATGGTCACTGATGCACAGTCTGCTTTGGGCCTTACCATTGAGCAGACGGAACGCATGGTTGACCAGATGGCAAAGACTTCCTCAAAGACAAATACAAGCGTAGAGCAGCTCGGAGACGCTTTCCTCACAGTCGGCGGCACGGCGAAGATCATGGGCGGCGGGGTTGTAGATACAACAACCGAAATGAGTGCCGTTCTGGGTGTTCTTGCGGACAATGGTGTTAAGGGCGCGGAGGGCGGCACTGCATTACGTAATATCCTGCTTGCTCTGTCTGCGCCTACGGACAAAGCAGCAAAGGCAATCAAGGGTCTCGGCGTTGAAGTATTCGATTCCAATGGCAAAATGCGTGATCTGCCGGATATTTTTTCAGACATCAACGATGCCATGGAGGGCATGGGAGACGATGAAAAGACAGCTACCCTCAATGAGATTTTTAACAAGGTAGACCTGAAAGCTGTCAATGCGCTTCTGGGTACAAATGTCAGCAGGTGGGGCGAACTTTACAAGGAAATCAATAATGCAGACGGTGCGGCAAAGGATATGGCTGACACTCAGCTTGATAACCTTGCCGGAGATGTTACCATTTTCAATTCCGCACTCGGTGAAGCCAAATTGGCTATTGTAGAGGGCCTTACACCTACCATTCGCAAACTGGTTCAGAACGGCACAAACTGGCTTTCCCGGCTCACGACAGCATTCAGCAAGAATGGATTCGCCGGGGCGGTGCAGGAAGCCGGAAACATTATTGACAGCGTTATTTACTATCTCAAGAAAAGCGACAGCCCTGTTTTGCAAACCCTTGGAAAATCATTGCAAGGCATAAAAAGCGTATTTACAACAGTCTATGGCCTTTTTACTGATTTTCCCGGCACAGTCGCCAGTATGCGCAAAAGTGACAGCCCGTTTATACAGGGCCTTGCTACAGCTCTTCAGGGCGTACATGATGCCGGTCAGCTTGCTCTTGATCTCATTACTGATTTTCCCGATAAAATCGCAGAAATGAAGCAGAGCGAAAGCCCGTTCATCCGTGGCCTTGCCATGGCTCTGGAAGGGGTTAAAACTGCGGTTGAAACAGTTAAGGGGCTGTTTACTGACTTTGAAGGTACGGTAAACAGTATGGAGCAATCTGACAATCCTCTGCTCAAAGGGCTTGCGGAAGCTCTTAACCTTGTCAGAGACGGCGCGACAGGCGTTATACAGCTTTTAGAGGGCGACTGGCGCGGGGCTATTGCCACCTTCCGGGAAAGTGACAGCGAAATACTCAGCACCGTTGGCACAATCGCAGACACTTTCGATCAGGGACGACAGCGTATACAGCAGTTTATTGACACAGTAAAAGAAGCTTTCGGAGTTTCAGGTTCAAACGGTCAGCTATACGGTTCCTTTGCGGAGAGAATGGGTCATGCTTTCAATGAGAACGTTACAGATGACGCAAGCATGAAGACATGGCTTGGCGATCTCAAAAAGGGATTGCAGGAAGCAGGCATGGCGGCTGGCGATATTGATACGGTGCTCAATCACTTTGATCGCATGGGGCCGGATGCAGACCCGGCGGGCGTACTCAAATCCCTTAAACAGCTCGCCGGGGAGGACAGTCCATACGGTATTGACCAGCTTCTGGAAACATGGAAAACCCTTGACGCCTATTATGCGGAAAACCCGGTTACCGTACCAGAGCAGCCCGATCTGGATGAAGCTATGCTTCAGCAGGAGAATGATAAGGCACAGCAATTTCTCAACACCAATCCACTTACTCAGAAAATTATTGTATCTTATGAATTTGATCCAAATGCTGCTGCACCACAGGGTACACTCAATGGCATTCCATCTGTCAGTCCAGATGGAAGCCAGGCTTCTGGTCTTTGGAATGTGCCTTATGACAATTACCTCGCAAACCTGCACCGCAATGAGACCGTTTTAACGGCTTCTCAAGCGCGTCAATTCAAGAACGGTGGAAGTTTCGGTCTTGACCTTGAGACACTGTTTAGCGGCCTTTCTAATGCCATTAGAAGCGGCGTAGAGAATGCAACAGTCCGCAGCTATCTCAACGGCAAGGATATAACCCGCAATGTTAACCGGGACACCACCAATATTGCAAAGGCAAGGAGGTATGCCACATGATCAGCAGATATGACGCTATTCTAAACGGCGTACCTCTTTCCAGCCTTAATGCCAATATCCTGATCACAGATATTGAAACGGTGCAGCCTGCAATTCGTTACGACAGCTTTACCCTTGCAAAAAGGCATGGATCACGTATTTACCGGCGATATGCGGAAACGGCAGCGGTCAATATCAAATTTGCTATCCGGCAATACGATATTCAGACACGGCAGGAAGTTTGCAACGAGATCATCAAATGGGCAAGGAATGGCGGCATCCTGCAAACCAATGACAGAATGGGACAGCGCCTGCGCTGCGTCTGTTCTGCCTTTCCTTATGTCAGCAGTGCCCTGAAGTGGACAGACGAACTTACAATTACTTTTACGGCTTATCTGCTTCCATTCTGGGAAAACACTATGGAAACTATCGTGGAGCTCACAAGCACCGGCAGCTATGTTCAGCAGACTGTCCTTATTCCCGGCAATATCGAA